CGATGATCCACTACTACCACTTATACCCGAACTACCAGAACTTCCAGATGTTCCGCTCGTTCCAGAAGATCCTGATGTACCCGAACTACCCGATATACCCGAACTACCACTAGTTCCAGAAGACCCAGATGAACCACTACTACCACTAGTTCCGGAACTTCCTGACGATCCAGATGTTCCACCTGAACCAGATATACCACTAGTTCCAGAAGACCCAGATGAACCACTAGAGCCAGACGTCCCTGACGTTCCAGAGTTTCCACTAGTCCCAGATGAACCTGAACTACCACTAGTGCCAGATGAACCACTTACTCCAGATGTTCCACTAGTACCAGAAGAACCGTCAGAACCACTAGACCCGGACGTTCCTGATGAACCATCAGTTCCCGACACACCACTACTACCAGACGATCCACTTGTTCCAGATGAACCTGATGTTCCGGAACTTCCTGATGTACCGCTACTACCAGAAGACCCCGCACTACCACTTGAACCCGAACTACCACTGGTTCCAGACGACCCACTTGTTCCTGACGTGCCAGATGAACCACCACTACCTGAAGATCCGCTAGTTCCTGATGATCCACTTATACCCGACGAACCAGATGTACCAGAAGAACCATCTATACCACTAGTTCCTGATGATCCTGAACTACCACTAGTGCCAGATGATCCGTCAGAACCACTAGAACCAGATGTACCAGAAGATCCATCGGAGCCACTAGAACCTGATGTTCCCGATGATCCACTACTACCACTTATACCCGAACTACCAGAACTTCCAGATGTTCCGCTCGTTCCAGAAGATCCTGATGTACCCGAACTACCCGATATACCTGATGTCCCCGATGTTCCAGATGAACCACTTGATCCGTCAGCACCTTGAGCACCAGCTAAATTTATATCCCATTCATTATATGTGCCAGATCCTTCAACAGTTTGAATATCTCCAACCATTAATCCGGTTGTTGGATCATAAAATGAAACAATACCAGTCATATAATTAGTACCATCATGACCAATAACCAATGATTGTCCAGCACTATATGAGTATCCGGTTCCTATATTTAAAGTTTGTGTTCCACCGCTAATCGTTAATGTATCAGTTGATGTGGCCAAATATCTATCACCAGAAAAACCTGACGAGCCACTACTACCACTAGAACCAGAAGTACCAGAACTACCATCCGAACCACTTGATCCTGAAGTACCAGATGAACCAGAACTACCGGATGTTCCAGACGAACCACTTGTTCCAGAACTACCATCCGAACCACTTGATCCTGAAGTACCAGATGAACCAGAACTACCGGATGTTCCAGACGAACCTGAACTTCCTGATGTACCACTAGTACCCGAAGTACCAGAACTACCATCTGAACCACTTGATCCTGAAGTACCGGAACTACCACTAGATCCTGATGAACCACTTGTTCCAGAACTACCACTAGAACCAGATGTACCAGAGCTTCCAGAACTCCCCGATGTTCCACTAGTTCCAGAACTACCCGATGATCCTGACGTGCCACTACTACCAGATAAACCAGAACTACCACTAGAACCACTAGTACCCGATGATCCTGATGAACCACTTGTACCAGATGAACCAGAACTACCACTAGTTCCAGACAAACCACTAGTACCCGATGATCCTGATGAACCACTTGTACCAGATGAGCCACTAGAACCACTAGTACCTGAAGTTCCTGACGATCCGGCCGTTCCACTTGATCCTGATGTGCCCGAACTTCCAGAACTACCACTAGTTCCAGACGAGCCACTTGATCCAGACGTACCAGACGATCCTGATGAGCCACTACTACCGCTAGTTCCAGACGAACCATCTGATCCACTTGATCCTGATGTGCCCGAACTTCCAGAACTACCACTAGTTCCAGACGAGCCACTTGATCCAGACGTACCGGATGATCCACTACTGCCACTAGTTCCAGACGAACCATTTGTACCTGAACTTCCAGAACTACCTGATGTTCCGCTCGTTCCAGAAGTTCCAGAAGTTCCAGATGAACCTGACACACCTGATGTGCCTGATGAACCAGATGAACCACTTGAACCATCAGCCCCCTGTGCTCCAGCTAAATTTATATCCCACTCACTATATGTACCAGATCCTTCGACAGTTTGAATGTCTCCAACCATTAATCCTGTTATCGGATCGTATGACGAAACTATTCCTGTCATATAATTTGTGCCGTCATGTCCAATAACCAAAGACTGTCCGGCACTGTATGAATAACCAGTACCTATATTTAATGTTTGTGTTCCACCACTAATTGTTAACGTATCCGTTGATGTGGCTAAATATCTGTCACCAGAAAATCCCGACGAGCCACTACTACCACTAGAACCTGAAGTGCCTGAAGTGCCAGATGACCCATTCGATCCTGATGTACCCGAACTCCCTGAACTACCACTAGTTCCAGACGAGCCGCTTGTTCCTGAACTACCACTTGATCCAGAGGTACCGGAACTACCTGACGAACCACTTGTTCCTGATGAACCAGAACTCCCTGAAGTTCCACTAGTACCAGACGAACCCGAACTACCAGATGTCCCACTATTTCCTGATGTTCCAGAACTGCCACTTGTTCCTGATGAACCAGAACTCCCACTTGTGCCCGAACTGCCAGAACTACCGCTTGTTCCTGATGAACCACCTGATCCTGATGTACCACTACTACCAGAACTACCCGATGTGCCATCAACACCAGATATACCAGAACTACCGCTTGTTCCTGATGTGCCACCACTACCAGATGAACCACTTGTTCCTGATGAACCATCAATACCACTACTACCAGACGATCCACTTGTTCCAGATGAACCATCTGATCCACTCGATCCCGATGTACCTGATGAACCATTTGTTCCTGAACTACCACTAGTACCAGACGTACCCGAAGAACCATCTTCACCCGTTATGCCAGAACTACCGCTCGTTCCGGATGATCCACTTAAACCAGATGTTCCACTACTACCAGAACTACCTGAAGTACCAGAACTACCTGATATACCAGACGTTCCTGATGTGCCAGATGTACCCGAAGAGCCATCAGCGCCTTGAGCGCCAGCTAAATTTATATCCCATTCACTATATGTGCCAGATCCTGTAACATCTATAATATCACCAACTAATTCGCCTGTCATTGGATCATATGACGATACCATACCCGTCATATAATTTGTGCTATCATAACCAATAACTAATGATTGACCCGCACTATATGAATATCCAGTACCTATATTTAATGTTTGTGTTCCACCACTAATTGTTAACGTGTCTGTTGATGTTGCCAAATATCTATCGCCAGATAATCCAGATGAACCACTTGATCCCGAACTACCAGATGTACCAGAACTACCACTTAATCCTGACGTACCACTAGTTCCTGATGTTCCAGATGAACCAGAACTTCCAGATGTTCCATCAAAACCAGATCCACCACTAGTGCCTGAAGAACCACTCGTCCCAGATGAACCCGAGCTTCCCGAAGTACCGTCAACTCCAGACAAACCAGAACTACCAGACGTGCCTGATGATCCGTCAATACCAGAACTACCACTAGTACCTGAAGTACCAGACACACCACTAGTACCCGATGATCCGTCTATACCAGAAATACCTGAAGATCCTGAACTACCACTTGTTCCTGAAGTACCACCACTTCCAGAAGTTCCAGAAGAACCTGATAAACCTGATGTTCCAGATGTACCCGAACTACCACTGGAACCATCAGCACCTTGAGCACCCGCTAAATTTATATCCCATTCACTATATGTGCCAGATCCTGTTACATCTACAATATTCCCAACCAAAATACCGGTTACCGGATCATATGATGAAACCATACCCGTCATATAGTTCGAACTATCATAACCAATCACCAATGATTGTCCAGCACTATATGAATAACCACTACCAATATTTAAAGTTTGTGTACCACCACTAATCGTTAACGTGTCTGTTGATGTCGCCATATATCTATCACCAGATATCCCCGACGAACCACTCGAACCCGAACTACCTGATGTTCCAGAACTACCATCAGTTCCAGAAAATCCAGAAGAACCACTAGTTCCAGAACTACCACTAGATCCCGAACTGCCAGATGTACCTGATGAACCATCTATACCCGATATACCCGAACTACCACTTGTCCCTGATGTACCAGATGAGCCATCAATACCAGATGTTCCTGAACTACCAGATTCGCCACTACTTCCACTTGTTCCAGACGTTCCAGATGTACCAGATGAACCGTCAATACCAGAAATACCCGAAGAACCTGAACTACCACTAGTGCCCGAAGTTCCAGATTCACCACTAGTGCCTGATGTACCAGATGTACCAGCTTCGCCTGAGCCGCCACCAATAGTTTTTAATATTAAATCAGAATCAGTTATTCCAGCATAATACCAATATTCGTTAATACCAGTACCAGACAATATACCAACAGTTAACCCTCGTTGTCTTTGTTCTAATGATATACTTGTATTTGCCTCTAAAACACTAACCCAAGGACCGTATCTCCAATCTAAAATTTTTGGAGCCTTTAAATTAATATTGTCGTTAAGATTTATAGCCATCTATATATTAAGTATTTCTATATTCTATTGGCGAATCCAATTGTGTTGGATATACACTCCAATGCATTTTAAAGTTTATGCCATTCCAATAATTATCAGGACTATTGACTAATTGTGTCGTTGCTATTGTTATAAAACTACCATCTATATCACCATTATTTAATGCCGTGATATACCACTTAGTTTTTGTTGTATAATTTGATTGATATGCAACCCATATATATAACCACGAGCTCGGTATGTTATAATTAATACTCAACGTACCCGATGCTTGTGATAATACTTTATTTGCAGTACCACCAGATATGATTGACGCAATCATTTCTGCTGTTGGTAATTCGGAAGATACACCCCAGAAATATGGATATATACCAGTTATTGTATATGTGGATGTGACAAAAAGATTCGCTGCTGACTGTGGCGCCGATGTTGTTCGAACAGCAAATGGTCTTGTATCAATATTACCTTTATTATCTTGCTTAGATAACCCCGCATTATAATTACCATCACCACGATATGTTGTTGAACCTAATGGGATTACATATGATTCTGAATGTATATCACTATCATAACGATAGTTTGGATTGTTTGGATCGGGATAACCAAATTGACTTGGTATTGCTGTTGCTGGTGACTGTGTTAGTGTTGTGTCAGTTAATAATGGTGAACCATTTCTTAACACTCTCATTTGTGTATATGGACCTGCATCATTTTTAATACCATATGTTCTCAAATCAGATGTAAGTGTCCACCCAACTTCTCGAATACCACTCGTAACACCATTTAATGCTATTGTAGGAATCGTATATGTCGGTAAAACAGCCGGGAATAATAAATCATCAACAATTTCAACCAAAGTTTTGCCGGTTAATTGACTAACAGTAGTACCTACTGGTATTCCACCAACAGATTCTGGTGTCGCTAAAAGAGGATCAAGTCTAGAATTATATAACGTACATATTGAATAACCATCAGGTGTTTCTTCTAATACTATACCACCATTATCACATTCAGTGAGTTCGCACGATGTGTCACCAGTATAAGTACCGTCACCAGCACCACTAATAACAGTAATTGTGAATTCATCGTCTTGTAAAGGATTATCACCAGTCCCGGCAATTTGTATAACATTAAATCGTTCATACCCATTTTCATATACCGGATTTCCAACTACTTGAAGATATTTTAAAACCGTCCCATCTTGTACCTTTATAATCTTTATAATAGATCCATTAGATATTGTGTCTATATATGTTTCAAAAGATAAATTTGGTGTATAACCAGTATCACTAATTGCTATCGTTGTTGGACTCATACCCCAGTTTGGCGCGTCCAGAGTGAAATACCCCAAACCTGGATTTATTGCTGTATTTAAAACATTAGAATATCTCCAAATAGCCAGATGTCCTTCAATGCCACTTGAACCAGATGTACCACTACTACCACTAACACCACTTGATCCTGATGTACCAGAAGAACCAGACGTTCCCGGTAGTCCTGGTAAACCTCTGACACCCGAAGTTCCTGACGTACCAGATGAACCCGGTATACCAGGTAAACCTCTAACTCCCGACGTTCCCGACGTACCAGATGTACCATCCGCACCTCTTATACCAGAAGTACCACTAGTACCATCTTGGCCACTCGAACCTGACGTTCCTGATGTTCCCGAAATTCCTGTAGCACCCCTCATTCCTGTCATTAACACCAGAAATTCATCACCATTCATCGGATCTGCACCCGTACCAGCAATTTGTGTTACACCATATCTTTCAAATCCAAGTTCATATGGTTCTAAAGATATTATTTCAAGATATTTTAAAACAGTAGCATCATTCTTCTTAATAAGTTTTATAATCGTTCCTGTTTGTAAAGAATCAAGATATGTTATAAAATCTAAATTTGGCGTAAAACCAGTATCACTTATTGCAATATAATTTGGTGACACACCCCAGTCAGGAGCATCCAATGTAAAAAAACCCACACCAGGATTTATGGATGTATTCATAACTTCAGAATATCTCCATATAGCCAAATGTCCCTCAACGCCCTCTAATCCACTTGTACCTGACGTGCCACTAGATCCAGGTGTACCATCAACACCAGATAAACCTGACGTACCACTAGAACCGGATGTTCCCGCAATACCAGAAGTACCCGAACTTCCAGAACTACCCGAAGAACCACCACTACCAGATGTACCACTTGTTCCTGAAGTACCATCTTCACCTGATATACCAGCTAAACCGACTGACCATTCATTATATGTACCTGATCCATTAATTAATTGTGAATTAACCACTAAAAGTCCTGTTTGTGGATCATATGAATCAACAATACCTAACATATAATTGGTACTATCATAAGCAACAACTACTCTTTGTCCTGTCACATATGATAATCCACGTTCAACTATAAGAAACTGAATACCAGTACCTAAAGTTAACGAAGAATTGGAAACAGTACTAAATAAATCACCACTTAATCCCGATGTTCCGCTCGTACCCGACGAACCGTCAACACCAGAAATACCAGAACTACCAGAAGTACCACTTGTACCTGAAGATCCACTAGAACCGGGTGTTCCATCAACACCAGACAATCCGGACGTACCACTAGAACCGGACGTACCATCAACACCACTTATACCAGAAGAACCAGATGTGCCAGATGTTCCAGAACTTCCATCAACACCACTTATACCAGAAGAACCTGATGTGCCATCTACACCAGATAATCCAGAACTACCAGAAGTACCGCTTGTACCTGAAGAACCAGAAGGTCCCGGTACACTAGTTAAACCAACACCCCATGTATTGTAAGTTCCAGACCCAACAACAGTTGAAATAATAGCAATAAGTTGTCCTGTAGTACTATTATATGAACTAACAATACCTCTCATATAATTTGATGCTGAATGACCAATGACTATTGTGTGCCCCGGAACATAAGATAAATCCGGTTCAACTATAAGTGTTTTAGATCCGGCAGATATTGTTAATATTGAATTTGATGTGGTTGTATACAAATCACCACTCACACCCGAAGTTCCAGATGTTCCACTAGATCCAGTCTCCCCAGTACATGGTGTTAAACCACTTAAATACCAATGAAAATTATGTAATATGTCAGGATTCTCATATTCACCAATATATAATGTTTTTACAAACGTATTATCAATTGGTGTTTGTGTCGAACCTAAATCAACAGTAGTACCAGACGGAACATTGGCGGAATCAATTTGTGTCCAGTTTATTTTTTGCAAAGCCATTTATCTGAAGTTACTTTCAGATAAATACTTTTATAAAAGTTATGTTAACAAAAATGAATGATTTTTTTGGGTTATTTGTACTAATAATTGTTCTTTATTATATCCACTATTTGTTGTGTTTCATTAAAATGGACATTCATGGAATAAAAATCACCATCATCACTTTCCGACGATTTAATAAAAATTGCCGGTAAAAAATCAGAAACGCCTTGATTACGAATATAATTCCACAAATCTTTATTTATTGTTATGTCAACATCAATAAACGATACATTTTCACGATTCAACGAAGATTTAAGTATTGTACATGCCAAACAACCAGGTAATGTAAAAACATATATTGTAATCACGAAAAATTAATTTAAACAGATCATATCAAAATTACCGATCTTTAAAAAAATCGCACCAGTCAGTAATTCTCGACCATCATCAGATCTTTTTATTTGTATAGGATTTGCGATTTTATGTCTTAATGTTTCAAGTTGAAATATTGATAGTTCCGGTTCACCTGTTTCATCAAAATTTTTTTGTGAAATATTTGCTAATTGTTCATAAAATTCATCAAAATTATCATCAATATCAAAATACTCCAAGGCACTTTTATTATTACTAAAAAACTGTTTTAGATTTTGAATATAAATTAAAACTTCTGGTGATATTTTTTTTGAAGTATCCATCTACTATAAATAGATTAATAATTCATAATAAGCAATTCCATTCCTATGTTTTGTGGAACACCTTCTTTTGCTGCCGCCGCTTTCATAAATCCTTTAGATTCCCATCTATATTGGTCTTTCGGATACCAATTAAGTAATTGTGGAAATTCATAATACGATAAACTAAATTTTCCTTCTATTTTTTTCAATCTTTCAGCTAATCTACGATGATCATCACTATCAAAATCATGTGCCGAATAATAATTTTCTGTTTTCCAATATGGTGGATCGAGATAAAAATACGTGCTTGGCGAATCATATCTTTTAAGTATGTCTTCAAAGTCCACGTCTTCAATAAATGTTATATTATCAAGATGTTCCCTATATTTGGGGTGTCGAAGTTTATCTTCAAAAATATCAACTTTACATCTATATTTCCCTTTATAATCTGTATATTTTGATGTTTCGGGCTTTGATCCGGAAAATATTTGTGTTAATACATAAACATATTTACCTGCAATATCAAAATTAGGTTCATCACCAATTACCAAACTTGGATCGAATACTTCTTTTTGACATCTTCTAAATATCTGCGCATATTCTGGTGGTGTGTTTACTACGTTGCGTTGTTGCCGTGGATATTTTGATAGTTCCTCTAATAATCTATCATAATATTTTGAACAACGAAAAAGATTAGCATTTAATTTATTAAAATCATTATAAACTACCGTTTCCAATTTCGGATATTTGTTTAAATCCATATTAAAAAACACCCAGAACATACCCGAAAATGGTTCAACATAGGTTTTAATATCCGTCGGAATAAATGGGACAATCCATTTTCCAATACGCGCCTTTCCGCCAATATAACTTATCATATTTTAATTAATTCAATATACAAACTAAAATGTAACGAAAATAATGGAAAAAAACAAATTAATTGTTTATCTTTTATATTATGAAACAGCCAAAATATTTAATTGTCTTATTTTGTAATAAAAAAAAGCAAAGAATATTAGCCAGTGCTATGACCAAAAACACAATATATAATCATTGGCGAGAATTAAAAACGCAAAGACCACCACCATTCGTTAAACTACAAGGCGGTGGACGTAAAAGAAAACTCAATTTTGAATTAGGTCTTTTATTTCCAAGAAATCCGTGGTCAAAACCAACATATATTAAAGACGAATTAGGAAGAAATGTTGAAGCACAAATAAATAATGAAAAATATAGAATAAAAGACTTAATTCCATACTGGGACGAAGAATTAATATATGATTTTGAAACAAAAAAAAGAATTCATTATCATGAAATGATGGACATTATTTTACGTGTTACTGATATTGCACAAATATTCACATTAAATAACAAATTATTTCTTCAAGTTGAAAATGATGTTCGATTGTTTGGTAATAAAAATATTGCGGATGCAAATAGATTATTTGATATAGTTAAAGAAGATTTAATAAAACGAAAAAAAGGAAATTTTATTTTTGTAAGAGATATTACAAGAACACAACGTAGTTTATTATATGATTTTCTAGAAAAAAGAGGGTTTAAAAAAAGTGAATTATTTAGGCATTATTCCTATTAAAAAGATAATCTACTTTACCAATTTTCAAAATAAAAACATCATCATTTGTTGTTTTTGTTGCAATACCACTTCTTTGTGCAATTTTTGCAAAAAAATTGGTGAAATCTTTATTTTTAAGATTAAACGTTACAGTAATAATTGACGAATCGATTTCAATCTTTTCAAGTAAATCAGCTATAACTGCTAGTTGATTTAAAATATTATTACTTTTTGCCATTACCAAATATTAATAAAAGTTTTTGAAAAAATGATTTTTTTTGTGGGTGTGATAACTTATCTCTATTTTTAATTACCTCAAGAATTTCAGTTCTGTTGTATGACTTAATTTCTTCAATCGTCTTTTTTTTATTCTGATTCGTTTGATCCTGATCCTTCTTCATTTCCCACTTTAGCCTCTCTAGTGCTCTTTCTATTTCGTACCCCATGTTTTTCGTTAGTAAATGAAATATCTTTTAATTTTTCAATAGGTGCTTCTAAAAAGAATTTTTTTAATTCTTCAACTTTTTCATTAAATAATCTATTTTTTTCTTCAATTTCTTGATTATATGTGATAATTTGTTTTGCAGACGAAAACACAGCATCGTAACCTGTTTTTGTCGCAAGACCAATTATTGAAATTAATCTGTTCCTTTCATTTTCATCCTGAACTTTTATTGAAACATCTTTATCAACCCCATTAACATCAGGATTAATATTCCAACTTAATGGAATTTTAATATCAAGACTGACATTCTCTTTTATTTCTCTAAGTGAGAAAAAAAACGGCCTTATAGAAAATATTGTGTCAAACATTATTTTTTTTCCCATTATCAAAGCATTGTTACTATTCCAGTAAGGATATATGCCATTGACAAATATAACAATATCTTTTCTAGTTTAGTGTTTATTATTGGTGGTGGATTGTCTTGTTTAAGAAGAATAAAAAATTTTACAACAAAAACAAAAACATACAATCCCGATAAAATAAAAAAATATAAAAAAATTTTCTCTAACATTATTTCTTTACAACATCAATTATTTCTTTACGGAAATCACCTAGTAAATTCCTTATTTCTTGTGCGTATTTTCTCGCTCTCGTTGCTGCACTGCGATTACCTTTATTATAAACCTTTTCAGCCTCATTTTCCATTAATACAATTAACTCGTAAATTTTTGCTATTTTTTCCATATTAAATTATTTTTAAAAAATATACATATTTAATTCATCTTTTTCAAGTTTTTATCCATTATTTTATAAACATCGGTGAAAATTTCAATTTCTGACGGTGTCTTAATTTTCCCAAAATTAAATAACAAATCAAAATATTCTAACAATATATCACACTTCTCAACCATTTCAGACATATAATACCATTTATTAAACAAATCCCAAAGATATTCATGATGAGAGCCTTTTGACACAAAATAAATTCGTTCTTTTTCAAAATTAGATATAACTTTATTAAAACACCAATTAAAATGATTTAATATATCACTTTCTAATTTTAATATATCAGGCCCTAGATATGTTTCATCAATCAATAATAATAAAGAAGAAAAAAAATCACAATATAATTCAGAACGTTCTCTTATTATATTGTGAGTTTTATACCAAATTTCAGTTTGGTCTTGATATTTTTCAAGTATGTCAGTCCTCTTACCCATATAATTAAATATATGGATAAAATTCCATAAAAAAAAGGTTATTGTGTCCTCTTGTTATAAGAAGACAACACTTTCATTCTTTTAATTTCTTCCTTAATAATTTTATTTTCATTAACAGTTCTTTTAGGTACAACACCATCATCCTTGTCTTTAACTTCAACCGGAACTGCTTCTTTCGGATAAAGTGGTTCTTCTTTCCTGGCTTTTAATCTTTTTTCTCTGTTTTTCCACATTTTTTCACCAGTATCAGTTTTAATTGCATTACCAGCATCTGGATCATTACCCATTGTTGAATCACCCTCTAACGCTTTTCGTATTCTTTCTTTAAATGGTTCTGGTGGTTCACCATTCTCACCAACAGAATCAGTATCGTAATCCAAATCCTGTGACCCTCGACCTCTATTAAGATCAATCATATCCTCTTCTTCATCTGTTGCTACTCGTGCAACTTTATCTTCTCCTTGACCAACCTGGTTTGGAAATTTTGGATTATCATTACCCGTAAATGATAAATATTTTTTTATTTTTTTCTCAACATCCGCCAGATAATCACTATTTAATTTACTACTATCAGTAATCGCTTTCTCTGTTGTTGCGTCCATTGTCGGTTCTGACGCCTCTTTAATTATACGCCTTATTAACTGTTTCATTTCATTCTCATTAAGTCTCAATATCCTTTTTTTGGTATTTTCATTAACATCACCACCTAGAATGATATTTTTTTTCTTGTCAATCGTTGGGTTAGTATCCATAGTATTTTCTTTCATTTCATCACTACCAGATAACTCATCATTATTGGTTGTTATTTTTATTTTTAAATTTAATGTGTTTTCATCACCATCTGATTCAATATCAATATCAAAACTATTTCCAACACCATTTTCCTCCAAATCATGATGTAATCCCTGCATTAGATTTTGTTGTGCCTCATCAAATGATGAACCACCACAATTGTTAATCAAATCTTCTTCGGTAATCCCCTCGATATTAATCACTACACCAAAATCTACATCCCCAATATTCTCAATACTTGATATTCGATCAATTAATCCAGATAATGTTTGGAATTTTTTGACATCTGTTTCAGTATCATCATTTTCCGTTGATTGTTTACCATACAACTGTTCCATAATTAATTTCTTAGCCTCTTGTTCTAAGATTTCTGACGTTAATTTATTTAAATCTCTTATATTCATATCTAATAAATATCACTAAATTTCTTCCGTATCAAATTTAATATCATTTTTATAGAAAAATAACTTTACGGCCGAAAATAAATCATTATCTGGAACAACAATATCAAAACCATCAGGTACTGTTATTCTGTACTTCCGTACTTTTTTTGGTGCACCCCAAGTAGCAAGAGCATCCAAATTGGATTTATCAAACATATGTGATGGTACACCTTCAGATAGTATTTGATTTACCACCATTTCAGCAACAATCTCAGCAGGGATTTGATATTCCTGTGATACTTCTTGTATTGATTTTTGTAATTCTCTTATTTCTTTTAATTTAATTGGATTTGGTCTTCCTTTAAATGCCCGATCTGAACTAGCACCTTGATCACAATATGGGAATGTTTTACATTTATTATCGATTTCAACAAATTTGGCACCTGGCCCCCCAAATCTTGGAAAACCCTTTTTTGTGGCAATCATATCTTTTGTTGAAGCACCAGTTATACTTGCTCCACCCATTGTGGACTCGGCATTATCAATCTTTAACGGATCTTTTCTTCTTTTCTTTGTTTTATCCATTGGACTTGATGGTCCAGCAGTCCCTATAGGACCATCGTACATAGCACCAGCAGAAATACCACTACCCATTTGTTCAGTAAATTCTTTTTTCGTCATTTCATGAACTCTACTTATTGGTCTGGTAATAGGATTACTAAGCGGTGCTTCATATGAACCAGACGCACTAGCATCCATCTGTTCTTTTGTGTCTTTTTTCTTCAACGATTTTTCACCAGATTTTTCCATTTTATTTAATCGAGTGTAATAATCTGGTAATTCGGTCAAATGATCCATAGCTATTTCCCTCGCTTTCTTCTCGTCATGGGTATGTTCTTTTTCAATTTTAATACCCATTTCTATCTGTTTTTTTATTGTACCCACAAAAACATTGTGTTTTCTTGCTATATCTTCTACACTCATTCCATCGGCTTTTCCGCCACGTATTTTATTTGTTTTATCCATTTCCATATTATCTTACGTTTTTTATTGCACCCTCCCAAAATGATTTTCTTTGCCAGAATGTTTTAAACAATTCAACAACGACTTTAGTTGCCAAATCAACCATTCTTTCGTCTATTCTTCTCCCACCAAGCTCTTTCTGTATTATTCTCATCACAATATTATGTGCCTGAGTACTATCCATAAACGATTTTATTTCTTTTCTAGCAATCGTTTCAATTTGACTTTTATCACTACTTGTTAATGCCATGTTATGTTGATTTTCTATGTACTAACAAATTATTAATTGTATTAATAAATTTCGGATGGAATGTTTTTAATTTATTAATCATATCCATAGTATCTTCATCAATTTTCATCATAGATGTATTTGAAAGATATATTCCGGTATCATTGCCCGTTGATAATGTAAACCCTAAATTTACATCACTAATTTTCCCCTCTAATTTTGCATTATCCTCATATATGTGCAATTTATCAAATTCAACAATTTCCGAAACTTCAGTTCTAAATTCATCTATTAATTGTGATATATTGTTTTTTTCATCATCTTTTAATTCTAAATCTTCTGGATCTTCTGAATGAATCACAACTTCTACATCATTAATAACAGCAATATCTTCTTGTTCTTCACCACTTTCATAGTCCATATTATCATTATCTATTGGTGGTGGTGGAATACCATCACCCTTTCTTATAACAGTTTCCTTATCATTGGTTACTTGTTCTCTAAGTAACACAAATTTATTTGAATCCACACTAGCCTGTATTTCTCGTATTGTATTTAACATTTTTTTTGTTAAATCATACTCATTTATCGGTTGTTTCTGTGTCATTTTTATAAAATATATTAAAATTAAAAGAAGGGTTTATATCTGTATAAATACTTAGAAAATTTGATTTACATACAATTCCATCAAACTTTCTTACATTAGATAAATATCCTTGTGATGGTACTGTTTGATATGGTATATTATGTTTTTTACAAATTTCTTTTGTTATTTTAACCAATGCATTCATTTGCTCTTCAGAATATGGATCCCAGAAATAATAATTTCTCCATCTTTTTACATATGGCTCAGACCTATATGGATCACCTATCCAATTATATAACGCACCGGTAATCGTATTTTTAATTAACCAACCCAAATTTTCCAACGCAATCTTTACTTGTCTATTATCAATATTCTTCACACCAAACGTTTTTGAACTATAATCAGTATCAAATACCTTAAAAATATCACCTGACTTACTTATTATAAAATGTGGTATTTCTTCATATTTTTCATTATTTCTATACCTTAATTTCATAATAAAATCATCAAATCTTCTTTGTGTGTCATATAAAAAAATTTGAGTCTTTTTAGTTTTTCTCTTACTAACATTTAATTTAACTCCCTCTAGGTCTTCTACGCTTTGAACTTGCAACATCTCTCAAAAAACTTTTTACTGAATTATATGTTATTTTTTTATTTTCTTTTTCTGCTGGCATAAAAAATTCCCGAGCCGACGGTGTTAGTTCGGGAATATTATCTGGTAGAATATTACCAGATGTAGACGTTTCTTCTATCTCCTCTTCTACCTCTGTTATTTTTTTTTTAAATTCTCTCTAGCAATTTGTCTAATTCTATCAAGTTGTTCTTGTGTTATTGGATTTGTTGGTAATGGTTGTGGTTTTTCCTCAATAGATGGTGGAGATTCCTGTTCTTTAGAAATTGTTGATTCTATAACTTCTTGCGCTATTGGTGTTACAACTTTTTCTAATTCTATTGTCGGAACATCATCCGGTTTTTCATTTGTTAAATTAACTGACCCGAAATCTCCTTCAATTTCTTCTTTAATTATATCAGAATTAAAATTTGGTTCTTCAAAAGGTACATCCGACACTACAACTGGTTTGTCTTTTATTTCCTCATTTTCTTTTTCTGTTTCAATTTCTTCAACCGGTGGTTTTTCAATCGGACTTTTCTTACTTAAAAATTTTTCCATTTTTTCGAGTTCTTCCTCTGTTGGACGGATTTTCGACACCTCACCTACAATAACACTTGCCGGTATGGGTTCAGTGTCATCTAGATTATTAACATCATTTATTGGTGATGTTTTACTTTCAAGTTCCTTTCTTTTTTTAGCTCGTAAATCTATATTCTGGGCAACAAGTGCCGTCATTGATAATGCTATAACAGGAAGAAGAGCACCTGAAATCCATGCAACAATTATTCTGAACATTTCAGGGTCATCAGTTTGTACTGCAAATAAAATGGATCTTTTAAAATTTTCTAAACCAGCATCGTTATGTGTTACAATCCAATCAAAAGAACTAACAACGTTACCAATAACTTGTAATGATGTTAGAATTATCATTATAACCCAAGGTAGAAATTTATTCCGGTTATCTGTAAGAAGTATACTAAATAATACAGAAGCTTGACCAATTTCGGCAACAAAACTCAATATTATTGACAACCAAATAGCATTTGCAATGTGAAAAAATGTTATTGCATGATAAAATGAAACAAATGCTGTTGCCACATACAAAATGGCAAATGTCACTATAAGTCCAAGGTGTAATAAATCCTCTCTATCGTAATTTTTTTTAAATAATTTCATTTTCTTTTTGTAGTATCAACTTCGGCACCGCGAACATTTACTGTCGTATTTGCCCTTATTTTTTCAGCAACAGACTGGACAGCTTCCGCGCGTCTATTAGCCTCACCAGCCTTTTCTTTTTCAAGTTTTAACTCAAATTCAAGCTGTCTAATAATTGTTGTTGTTTCCTTTTCAAAAATATCGTATTTTTTTGTCAAAGAGTCAATAGTATGTTTATATTGTTTTTCTATAATTCTATTACCCATATTCCGATTACAACTTTGAACTGATTTGAACAGAAAAAGGATAAAAAACACAAGAGTAAACCATTTCATATTCTTAGAAAAAAATTGTTGTGGTGTTCGTTCCATAATTTTTAAATTTTACCATTGTAGGAGATTGTAATTTACATTCACCCCTATACCTAAATATATCTTAGTTGATAAAATATCATAACCAAATGATGGCCCAACACCAATAGATAATGTATTAGGTAACCATTTTTTCTTCTTAATCAAACTCTTTATATATGAATTAGTATTTGGATCAATCAACACACCTTGTAACGATTGTGGTGTAAATCCTGGGTAATTTGTTTTCACAAAAATCCTTAATTGACCATTTTCTACTACTTGCCCAAACATTAAATCAACTTGAGATATTCTATATGTTATATCACTATCATAATGTCTCAACCCGAACTTACCCAATCCAACAATTGTTTCACCTCTATATATATCATAATTCAATTTATCCCAATCGTACCTCTTCTCCCATGTTATTCTATATGTGGTATCGTTTATTTGTACTGGCTGACTTATAATCGATTCCATATGATTTATTTGTTTTTTAAAATAATCAGCCTCTTGTTCTAAACGATATATCACCTTATTTAATGATATTACTTCACCACGTTGTGCAATCACCTCATTATAAAGTTCTTTATTAAGAATTTCAAGATTATTAACATCTGTAACATAACTAGCAATCACAAATTGTTGCTCTTTATTTTTATTTTTTTCAACATGTATCGTATCAAGTAAAGCTAAGATATTCTGTATTTGAATATCATTTATTCTCCGAATTTCCCTATTATTAACACAAGATCTAGTTAATAAAACAGTAATAACAAGAACTATTAAAATTAAAAATGTTTTGCTTGTTAAAAATTTAAATACCCCATAAATTTTCAAATATGGAGACAAAAAACTAATAATTTTATTCCATAATTCCTTTAATTTATTCATTTTTACAGATATTTCAATAATGAATAACTCTCATTACGTAATTTCTTAATTGCTTTGTCTTTCAACTGACGAATTCGTTCTTTTGTACAATGAAATTCCTCACCAAGATCATCAAGATTTGACTCAACACCATTTAATCCAAAATATTTTTCAATAATTATTTTTTCTCTATCATCTAACACACTTAATATTGCTGACACTCTTTTTCTAATTTCATCTGCAGATTGAAAAATATTTTCCGGATTTTGTTCATTGGGATCACGTATAATATCAATTAATTCGTCACCATCCTCATTTATTTCAGTACTTAAAGCAACACAAAAAGGTAAACAATATGTTATTTCATTAACACAACTATTTGGATAACCATAATAATCGTCAAATTCATCTTGTTTTGATTTTTGGGCGTCTTGTATTAAATTAGAAGGTATTCGAATTGTTCTTGAGTTCTCGTTCAATGATGCCATAATTGATTGTTTCACCCACCACACAGCATATGATATAAATTTTAAACCACTTGACGGATCAAATCTATCTACAGCCTTTAACAGTCCCATATTTCCCTCAGAAATAAGATCTAAAAAATCCATACCCTGGTTTTGGTATTGTTTTGCTACCGAAACAACAAATCGTAAATTTCCAACAACTAACTCATTATGTAATTTTTCTTTTTCTTGTTTTGTGATATTTTTATCTTTTAATTTTTTAAATATTTCATCTTGTCTTTCATGTGTTATTACCGGTATTTTCTTTAAATCCTTTAAATAATTTTGTAATTCATTTGTATTGATGATTCTTGTTTTTTTCATAAAATAACCAATTAAAATATCTTATTTTTTACGTAATCTATTGATGATACGTTCTCGTCTTTTCTTATCATAATTAAATTATCTGACCAGTTACGAATTAATGGGTTATGTGAAATAACAAAAATGTGTTCAAAATAATTCTTTATTTTCTTAAAAAATTCACCAACCAATTCAAGATTATCATTCGCCACCGCATTAAAAGCTTCATCCATTACAATTATGTTTGGCTTGGGTAATGAAGATACTTTTGTTAATATACTTCTTAACGCCAATGATGATATTGTTTTTTCGTAACCAGACCCCGAATTAAGAGATTTAACGACACGTGTTTCATTATCAATCATCAGGAACTCCAGTTCATTTCGATCGTTTATATTCATCTCCAGGGTGAAATAACAACTATCTTGAAGTATCCTATATAACTCCTGATTTAATAACGGTATCATATTTCTCATAATAACCTTCGAAATTCCATTTTTACCATAAATCAACAAATAAACTTTAAATGTTGTAGATATTTCTTCTTCCGTTTTAATTTTCGCAATTAATTCATGATTTATTTTTATTTTCTCACGCAAATTGGTGACATTATTATTGTTTTTTTCAATATTAACCTTACTTGTACTAATATCAGCTATTGCGGTATCAATTTTTGTCTTTAAAATAATAATTTCACTTTCAATTCTTTGATTCTCTTCAAGTTTACTCTTATTACTTTCATAGTTATTTAAACGACTTTGACATTTATCAATATCCATTTGCATTTGTTCAACCTCCAAGTCATATTTGGCTTTACGAAGTTTATTCCTTTCATATTCTTCATATTCTTTTTTTAATGTCGCATATTTGACCTCCTTTTTTACAAGATTATCTTTCTGTTTCTCATTTTCAGTCTGGGTATTAATTAACGACACAATAGTCTCTTTTGTTTCATGAATCTTATTCTTATGATCAACCCCCTCTAATGGTCTTCTACAGTATGGACACATACTACTATTTTCCAATTTTTTGATATATTCTTCATTACTCTTAATATTATTTTTCAGCACACCAATTGTAACTTGAATATCACTAATTTGACGATTTAAAATATTGTGTTCTTCTTCTGAATAATATTGTGTGGGTTCTTTAACTATAACAACAGATGACATTTCTTTTGTTTTTATCTGCTTCTCAATTAAATCACCAATTTCCTTTTTTAATAAAATCGGATTTGTACGAATCAATTCTTGATCTATATCATTATTCTTAGATTGTAATAATTTATCTCTTTTTTCTGACAATGAAACTAATTCCGTTTCAAATTCAGATAAATTTATTTGAAGTTTTTTCGTACTTTCTTCAGTTTCTTTAATGATAGATTCATACTGTACATTATCACTCTCTAACTGAACAATATTATATGTGTTTGAAACTAGTTTTTTACTCCATTCATTAAAAATTTCTTTACATTTTTCTTCTTTGATTTTAAGTGTTTCTAATCCAAGAAATTTTGTTAATATTTGTCCTCTTGCAGTTGGTTTTGAGTTAATTAAATCTTCAAGATTATGTCCGGTGGTTAATATTGTTGATAAAAAATCTTCTTCAGTTCCAATAGCTGAAGTAATAAACTTTTCCGTTTCTCTTCGTTGCTCACCAGATAAATTCACAACACCATCATCATGTGAAATTTTATAAAATTCCAACTCATTTTTGGTTGAATATTCCCCAGACCTACTTTTTTTACGAATAATTTTTCTTTCAATAATATAATCATCACCATCAATAGTCACATATCCCTTTACCTTTACTTCATCACAATCCCTAAATTTGTTGAATATATCAATAGCAACCCTTGTTTTCGATGTTGAATTAAAAAATAAAAACATTAACAAATCAACTGTGGCAGTTGATTTTCCGCCAAAATTTTTTGGTTCAGATTCAACTGCTGTTATACCATCAAGTTCGGTAAAATCAATAACATTATCATCACCAAAAGAAAGAAAATTGGAAAATTCTATCCTTTTTATATACCATTTATTATATCTAGCCTTATTTTGTTCAATCTTATCTATTTCATTATTAATCCGGTTATCTAACCGATTAATTAAATCCCATTTAATGTTAATTTTATTCTCTTTAATAAAATCTTTTACCAATTTTTTTTGATATTCATAATCTAAAATGTTGTCCGTCGCTTCTAAAGATTTTAATTTTACATTTGCTGCCGTATTAGATATTATTGTATTAACCTTTACGTTAGTGGCATTGTATTTTTTCTTAAAATACTCTTTTACACGTTTAATTCTTTCTTGAGTCAAATTTTCGGGTGTGTCTTCCCACTCAACTTTAATAAATGGATTTTTATTTGTCATGTTTCTTCGAATTTTTATAAACTTCCGTTGCTCTTTTTAATTTTTCCTCATTTTCTTTTTTCTTTGCTTCTGCTTTTATTCTTATTTTTTCTTTTTTCAAAAATTTTAATTTCTCATCAGAAATAGATGGTAAATGTGTGGACGGATCATCTGTTTCCCTCACCATTTTACCATCTATATAATTGAATGTAATTGTGTCTTCTTTCTTCCACGAAGCCCAATGTTCTTCCCTATTAGAAAAATTGTTTTTTACCTTTTTCCAACATAAAAGCGTTTTTTCTGGATTTCTAATAACATCGTTTGGTACTAAAATTCCTTGATGAAAATGAAAAGATATCCTAAAAAACATATTTTTATTGTAACTAGGATTATAAACCATAGGATTCCATTCGGCCGGTAATTCTTCAGGATATTTTAAATGATATTCCTGAAAAAAATGACCTTTTCGATCTATTTCCATATTAATATGTTTAAAATCATAATCCATCTTATATTGATAACCCTCATGATCATCCCAAAAACTATAAATCGAACCGGCTCTTTCTAATTCAATCCCAATTGTTGGATCATGCACAGCAACCAAATCAATTCCATATTCAGGATCTTCATAATTAAGTCTTACATCGAAACCAAATATTTCTTTTCCGTGTCTTATACAAAATTCTTTTAATTCTTTATCATTATAACTTTCATTTTTTAATTTTCTTTTTTTAGACATAAATAATTATTTTATTCTACTCTCCTCAAAAAATTCTATTAGAGAGTTTATGGCCCATACGGCACCCGCAGTGAACATCCCATCAAAGAACCATCCAACATACGGACTAACGCCAAAACATTCGGTAGTGAGCCCACCTAACACAAATGACAGAAAAAACCCCACCCACGTTGGGATACACAACATACAAGTAATAAAATCACCCCAGAAATCTGATTTCTTTATTATCCACATACGCGGTTTTTCAAAAATCGCACCTGCAGTAATAATTGTTGATATCCCATAAGCAATTATTACCCACAAAATTATTTTTATCATAGTTTAATTTATTTTATTCATCATAAAGATTAATATTATCCTTCATCACATTTGTTCTGACAACCTTAGATGGTGTTACCACTTTATTTTCTTTAATTTGTGGTTTTTCCCCATATTTCAAAATAGTAAATCCGCGATTGAATATTTCTCTGGCAAATTTTTCAATATCTTCAATGTTATTTAACTCACAATATTGAATAAACTCATCATCCAAGATTAATGAGACGCTCACTTTCGGTTTCAATATCTTTAATGTCATTTAACTTAAAATGTAAAAATGGTTGTTCATTTGGTAAATCATGGAAAGTATATTCTTTTGTTTCCATATCAAATATTCCATATCCATGATGGTTTACAGTTTCACCAAAATCTTGCTGTATAAAACTACCAATCATTATAGCATCACCACCATCAGGTAATTTAAATTTTTGTCTTTTGTGTATATCTCCACATAGTAAAAGATCTAAATCAACAAAATTTAACGTATCATAACCATCATCAAACTTATAACCTAGATCAGTTGATAAACCCTGTATTGGGCCGTGAAATAACCCCACATGATAAACACCAACTTCCTTTTCAAATTTTGGTCTTTGATTATTTTGATATAATGAATAAACAACCCAATATATCCCATCATCTTTATACACATCACTTTCGTTATAATAGTATATTTTATCTGGTTTATCTAATAATTCCACAATTGGAGTTATACTATCAAGTCGTTCGGTATTATTAACTAAAAAATCGTGATTACCTGGAATAATAACAACATGACCCAAATCCGTCAACTTGTCAATAAACCAAGAAACCAACATTATCAATTCATTCGATATGTTTATTTTTTGATGAAATAAATCACCAGTAATTACTATTCTATAATCACACACTTGAAATTTATTATCCACATCTGTGTATAATTTTTTTTGTAAATCATTAAAAAACAATTCAAATTGTCTTTTATATAAATCGTGTAATTGATTTGTTCTGATATGAATATCCGAAATATGTACTATTTTTTTAACCATATTATAAAAATTGTTTAAGATTTAAATTCATCATTGTTGTTATTATTGACTGCGGTACTTTATATTCAACAAAATTCCCATCATCTTTCAATAATACAATAACACCACCAAGAAATTTGTTGTTTTCAAATCTACTTCCTTCCAACATTTTCATTAATAATTTCCCATACAATGGTATCTGTAAATAATAATGACCAAGAGCATTGTCCGGATAATCCTGAAATGGTGGATACAATTTTTCAGTATAAGGCATTACCTCAAAATTTTTTGGTTGATTACTTTTATAATCAGTAATAACAAAACCAAAATCATTCATATCTTTATTCATCATTATCCAAGTGTTATCAGACTGACCAACATAACCCAATTCCGGATCTCCCATCACCATTTCAGTATCAACCAAAACAGCACCCCTTTCATGCATAAGATTAATAAAATTTTTCCCCGCCTCAATCATTTTATCACTTCTAATAATCTGTTCATCCGTACAATAAAATTTTGGGCGTCTTACTTCTTTAAAATCATTATATTGTTCGACAACAAATTTTTCCATTTCATAATGTGCCCGACTACCCAAATTAACTGAATCCTCCCCAGCTTTTTTCCATTCGGCTAATAATCTTTTTTGTTCTTCAAGGTCACCTTTAGACATTCTAAGCGATATTCCTTGAGCATCAAAAGGTTTATAAAAATTCTTAATTATTTTAGAAACAGACGGAAATTTAGTGGTGAAATTTCCGTTAATATCACGCATATAATATATGTGTTTATTTTCAACAAAAGATAAACCAATATTATTTCTTCTTTCTTTTAATGCCTCTCTAATTTCTATTGCCAATTCTTTTAAATCCATAATTTTATTAATTGTTTACCATATTTTCTAAAAAAATTTTCTAAAAACTTTTCTCCTTCTTCAGAATTATTCCAAAACATGAAACCGGGAGTTTTTTCAATATTATCAATCTCCTCAAATGTTTTTTTCATATCATCATGAAATGATATAAATAAACTTCCACCACTAACTCGAATCATACCATTTTCATCTTCAAATGTATATCCCAGACAAGCACATGGGTTATCATCCGCCAAATATTTCACCTTAAAATATAATTCCCTAGTAGTCATAATTCAATCTATTTGAAATGGCTTATATTCATTTAAATTTCCACACAATTCTGCAATATCTTTATCAATTGGTAATTTAACAACCCATATCTTTCCAAATAACTTTCCACCATTTAATTTATAATAAAGTTTCTCGGCATCAGCCCATGCATCACCATCAAGTATTATTGTTATCTTATTTGCGTTATTATAAAGTCTATCAAATAGCAAATCACTCATTTTTTTTCCTAACATTGGAATTGAATTATCAACAAAAATATGATCAAACGGACCTTCAACTAAATTAATTGGTTTATTCCAATCAATTAGATACTCATTGAAAATAATTGCATCTTTTTCAGCTTCAGGATTCATATATTTACGTTTCGGTTTTTTTTCATACGATCTAGCTGTAAAATAATTTACACATCCATCAATATCATATGACGGTATTATTATTCTATTTGCATAATCACCGTTATAACAAAAACCAATATTGTATTTATTAATTATTTTTTCCGTGACATTTCTCTCTGTGAGATAGTTAATTGCCGATTTATAATAATGAGTTAGTTTAATACCACCACTAACATCTTTTAACGAAATAAATTCTTTTGGGAGTCTCACTCTACTATATATTTTTTTTCCTACACTAGGTTTTGTGTCGGGTATAAGTAATTGATATTTTTTTAATTGCTTATAATTCCCATACTTTCGTATTAATTTTCTTAATGTTCCATGTGTATCGTGACTTTCGGAACAGGCCCAACATTTATATACACCCTCAATATAATTAACTTCCAAATTTCCTTTGCCGTCCAAATGATCCAAACCTTTAATTTCATAACTACATACTGGACAAGAAAATGCAATTTGTCCTGCCCGCTCATTATGATACTTATAATCACCCAAAATATCAATTAAGAGATCAACGATCATGTCATATTTAACGTCCGTTTCGACCATAATATTAAATTATAAGTAAAAAAAATGAGAAAAAAAAATTAAAACTAAAAAAGTGGGTGGAAAATCGTTTTTTTCACCCACTTCACACAAAAAAATATATAAAAAGACATGAAGAGCTCATTGTTGTTTTATCATGTTAATATAACCAATAACACACGTCACACTATCACTAATATCATAACTTTCTTTTTTTAATTTTCCGTTTTTATCCCTAATCCAGTTAATTTCGGGACAAACAGCATTAACATGTTCCCATATAATATGTTTTTTGTCAATATCTTTTGGAAACCCACCGAATAATACATTTTTTCCTTTACCATTATCACGTACCAGATCCGGAAATGCGAATTTTCTGGCATTATATGTTGATATAAATGTTGGGACTACTTTAAAAATATCATAACAAATTTTAAGTATCATTGAATTATAACGTATAAGTGTTCCCACAGTATATATATTATTTGAATTCAATAATGGTTCTTCGATAATAATTTTTATAATACCATAATCCTTATACTTCTCAAGATGTTTTTTAAATGCCTCGGCTTTTAATAATAATTCTTCAATTTTATCTTCTGGCTGGGGTTTTATCTTTGGTGTAAAATGAGAAGCCTCTAATAATGTTGATGTTGTCATGTCAAATAAAGCCCACCCAATGGTTTTACTTGATATGTCAAGACCTAAAATTTTTGGTTTGTTTTTTAATTTTAATTCATTCTCCATTTAGTAAATAATATTTTAAACCACAACCAAGGTGATAAATTTTATCACAGATTAATCATAAAACATTAAATATTATAAAATATTTTTTGTTTTGTAAAGCTTAAATATCTAATTGAACTGCTAAAACTATTGTACCAACCTTTTCTATTGGACTTGACGCTTTAGCAATAACAAGTACGTCTTTATTTTCATCTAATAAAGCCACTTCTGTAATTCTTTTTGGTATTGCGGGTATTGCTGTGGTATCATATGATGGATTCTGTGTTGTTTCAAAATAACCGGAAGGTAAATTCACCAAAAATCTCATAACTTCCATATCTGTTACCCTCGCAACTTTAATGCTACCCGGAAATGATTGAAAATCACCAAAATGTGTTTCTGGTATAACATATAATCCAGCATTTTCATAATCATAACTAGTGATAATAAATCGTGTATCACGAAGAGTTGTCGGATTTATTAATGTTCCGGGAGTATGGTTAGGTATCTGATCTGTAAAATCAATTATTTTCCATAATGTTGGATCTGGCTGCTCACCCGTATTGACAACCTGTACAAGTATTTGGAAAGTGTCTGCAATATATCCATTTGTTACATCAGAAAAAGTTGACCTCATGAATTGAAAATCATCAGTATCAAATTTAATTGAAACATCACTATCAACGATACTATTTGAAATTTTAGAATAATAATTACAACACATACCAGATAATTGTGAATCACCCGACGCTTGATGTTGTAAAAGATATGTGACAAATACAGTTTGACCAGTAGTACCACCACTTAATAATGGAATTAATGAGTTTCCATAATCATCACATTTTGAATCAATTGGAATAGTTGAAATTTGTGGTATTGGTAATGTATAATTCCTATTCGATTTATAATCCAATGCCGCAACAATTTCTTGATCATCAAAAATAATTACTTTATGATTTACAAAAACTTTACCAACTTTCACACCCTGTTCGTCAATTAAATATCTAAACTTCATTTGATTTGGTCTGGTATCTATTGCTGTTGAATTTATATAAAAATCTTCAGTATCCATAAAAAATCTTGCACCAATAGTTGTAGTTGTATTTCTATCATATAATATGAAAGGAATATAAATTTCAAAATATTCTGTTTCATCCTCATTATGCCCGATGTAATCTTCATATTTATATGGTAAATCAGGGTCTAACGATGCTACACCCACTTTAGAATAGTGTAAAATACTAATAGAATGTTGTTCCTCTGGCTGGACAATAATTTTATTCCCAAAAGTATTTGTAATTGTTGTTAACGTGTTATCTGTTTGTCCTGATGAAGTATTATATCCAAAATATTCTTTTGCTGATACAAAAACATTACTATCGAATGTTGTTAATGGAACTATTGCTGGATCCAACCCAGCTGGTGTTTTACTCCAAACAGTATTCAAATCCCATGAATATTCTTGATCTATACACGGATTAAATGAAGATAAAGCGTTAGATACTATAGTTACATCACCAGACAAAAATGATAAATTCGGCATCGGTCTATCCAAATGTAAATTGTCATTTACAATATCAATAATCTTATATGTTAATGATGAATGTACATTCTCAGATATTGTTCCACCAATTCCTAAATCACCAAATAATATTGTAATAAATTCAACATTATAATATAATGTACCGTTTGAAACAGACAAAATATTACTTCCATTTATTCTAGAAATATTTATAGGCTCATATGTCGAATTAATCGTTGATTCATTATAATCCGAAACAAAACCAACAGCACTTAAATAATTTGTAATTCTATCCATTTGGACTGACTGTACTGGTGTTCCATATGTTGTCCCACTTATTGACGATTCACTATACTTGTAAGGATATTTAACTTGAGAATCTTTATCAAATGGCATCAACACTTTTTGACCCGGATTTTCATCTCCATTAAATTCATAAAACGGTAGTGTATAGTCATATTCAGAATCGCCCACTTGAAAATAAGTAATATTAAAATTGCCCTGTGCAATTTTCTTTCTTCCTTTATTCGTTATTCGACCAGCTAAATTTTCTGAAACATTTGCAACTAAAAACCCCATTTCTTTTTACGTTATTCCTATTATTCTTATAAATATAAACATTTATTTTTTCATCATTATTCACATGATCCCATAGCATAAGTTATTGTAACCGGACCTGTAGTAGTATCAACACCAATAAAAGTAAAAGTACCTTCTCCTTGACTTTCTACACAACTATTATTTACCGAAACACTTTCACCAATTGAACCTTGATTTAACATAACGTCAACTACCGTGTTGGTGCTATATACTGTTGTATGTCCCATAGCCCAAGTTGAAGGAACAATTGGAAAATTAATTCCCGAAACTGTTATTGTACCTATTGTTACCTCGTTAATATTATATGTTCCCATATTATATATAATAACTGTTGGTCCAAATGGTGATGGTGTTGGTGTTGGTGTTACTGTTCGTGATGGAGTAGTACTAGCACCAAAACTTGGACTTGGTGTACGTGTAACTGTTCTTGTAACACTCGGTGTGACGCTTGGTGAGGGTGGTGTACCGTCTTCCAATGAAAGTCTGACCGGTCTGGATAAAGAAATATAAATACTAGGAATTATATGTGTTATTTCACCACCTGGCGTTTCTCCTATCAAACTACTATAATATGTGACATTATTACTATCAGTTAACTTAATATAATTAGAACCACCTTCCCAATATGTAATATAAATATCAATATTTTGTGAACCCAAATCTGATGTAGATCCAGTTAATATTCCTAAATATGTCAATGGGAACCCACCAGAAGATATTGGCCCATCATTTACCATAACATTACTAATTGAAGGTATAGCAGCGTTATTCTCAACAACAATTAACGCCCTTGTCGGTGTTGAACTTGGTGATTGTGAAACCGACGGTGTTCGAGTTGGTGATAATGACATACTAATCGACGGCGTCGTAGATAACGATGGTGATGGTGTTATCGAAACACCCTGAGTTGGTGATGGTGTCGGTGATGCTTGCGGACTTAATGACGGTGTTGGTGTCATTTGTGGTGTCGATGATGGTGTGGGTGTTATTGATATTGTTGGTGTTACTGTTGGTGTGACTTGAATATCCGGACAGAAATTATCACCATGGATTTTAATGTTTTTAATAAGATATCTTTTTGAATCATTAACATCTTCAAGTTTTATCCAATAAACATAATCATTATCAAATGTGACAACTGTTTCATATAACCGAATAACTGATGTACTAGCAGGAAATATACCATCAGGATCCATTTCGTTCGGATAATTTAACCAACTTGGTCCTGTTATTGGATATGGTCCATAACCCGTATCGTCGCGTTTGTAATATACTCGAAAATCATTCGATGTGCTTATTCCTGTTAATATGACTCTAATTTGTCCCATTTATTTTATTTTTTTCATCATTATTGACATGACCCTGTCATATAACCAATTGTTATTGTACCTACAGTTGTATTAACACCTATAAAGGAATAATCACCACCACCATCAGTACCTTGACAATCATTATTTACTGTTATACTTTCCCCAAATGAACCCTGACTTAATGTGACTGTAATTGATGTACTAGTACTATAAACTGTTGTGTGCCCAATGGCTGACTGTGATGATAAAATTGGAAAATTAATATCTGGTATTGTTATATTATTTACTTGTATATTAGTAATACTGTATGTTCCGGCATTAACAACATTAATTGTCGGGCCAAATGGACTTGGTGTTGGTGTTGGTGTTACTGTTCGTGATGGTGTTGGGCTAGCACCACTACTAGAACTTGGTGTGCGTGTAATAGTTCTTGTGACACTTGGTGTAGAACTAGGTGCCGGCGGTGTTCCATCTTCCAACGAAAGTATAATCGGCCTAGATAATGAAATATAAACACTAGAAAGTGTGTGTGTTATTTCTCCATATGGTGAACTACCAACTAGTGAACTATAATGTGTAATATTATTGCTATCAATAAATTTAATATAATTAGAACCACCATCCCAATATGAAATATAAACATCAATATTCTGTGAACCCAAATTTGATGTAGTTCCTGTTAAAGTATCTAAATAACTCAACGGAAAACCACTAGAAGAAATTGATCCATCATTTACCATAACATTCTCAATCAATGGTATGCTAGCATTATTTGTTACAGCAACAATAGCCTTTGTTGGTGTCGTACTAGGTGTTCTAGAAAATGATATCGTAGGTGATGGTGTTGGTGTTATAGATCGTGACGGAAACGGTGTTTTACTTAAAGATATGGTAGGTGATGGTGTTGGTAATGTTGTACTACAATTAACCACATCATTTATATAACCATCAATCATTATTTGTACTGCATATTCAATAGTATTACTTTTTGTGTAATACCAGCGTTGATCACCTTGGAAAGGAAACGACAATGCCGCATCACTATATGCATAATATCCAATAATGGGTGAAGATGTTGCCATATAAATTGTATCATCAGGAAGATTCATAGACGCACAAGCACCATCACTAGAAGCGTGTGTGGTGTGTGTCACAATATCATATTGATATACACCAGCCCCACTTGGTGTTGGTGTTGATGCACTCGGAGTTATACTTGGTGATGGTGTTGAACCCGATGCACAATACACAGTTTCCCAATTACTTTCACCAAAATCATTACAATTATCTGTTCGTAATCCCTTAGCCCTATCGAGACACCATGTATTCATTCGTGTTTCATGTGTGGAAACATCACCAAATCTAATTCTATCATAAAATTTATACATCACCCAAGCTGTCGGATAACCAGTGTCAATACCCTTACAAAAACCATAATTTGACAAATCACATAAACCATTTACAAACACATCTTCTATTGTTGTTATTCTATAACGGCGTGCTGTTGGATTTGTTTGTGATGTAATTTTAGTAAGACGATATGCTATTAAAAGCCCTTCATACCTACAAGATGTAACATTTAATCCGGTAGGTATAACTCTATTTTTTGTCTGTGTTAACATAGTTATTACAGAATTAACCATCTGATAACTATTATCACATTGTGTTGGTGTTATATTGTTTGTTGGAATTACAAACACAATATTCATTGTTTTATTAACTGAATTAAACACTACAGGTGCTGTTCTAAAGAAACACCAATCAATATCAACATAGTCATCACCACATGACGAAGCTATTCTCGACATTATTCTATAATAACCATAATAACTCACATTCGTATCGGGATATGAAGCCCATGTTGCCCATTCTGTAGAACCAGTTATTTGTGAATAATCACTTTGTGCATCATTAAAATCAGCAATATCACTAAATGTAAATGTTATTGATGTTGTGTCTTTTGTGATTGTAATTGTTTGCCCCGCAGCCATATTCATACAGGTATTATATCCTGTGTTATATATTACTAAAGAATAGGCAGATGATATTTTCCAAGGACATAATATTCCAATTTGTGTATTTTCAAATCCACCAATAGAATTTCCAGATGAAAGAATATTAGATGTTATGTATCTATGCATCCATGGAGTATTTGGATTCGTTCTGTCTGGTAGTGTATAACCTGATAACGTGTTATAATAAACAATATAATTACATTCAGGATCTCCCGAATAAACCATTATCGGTGTTGAATTTATTTTATTTACATCACTACTAAGATTATAATCACATGACAACACATCAAGTTCGTCAACACAATCAAGTCTAAGTCTCCAGTTCGTGTTTATTTTGTCTGGTTCAAATACACTACCAATAATTTCAAATTTTAAATAATCACCGTTAGTCCACGTAAAATCTGTCATTTTAAAAACAAATCTTAATGGATTACAATTTGAATAATTTATATATGCAATTCGAGGATTTGTTGGATAATTAACTGGATACAAACCACCACCATTCCAAGACATACCACTATAAATTGATGTTCTTAAATACACATAAGTAGTTAAATGAGTACTACCCGTATAATATAAACCATGAACCCAATTTTCAATTAAAGTTCCATTTGGATTGTTTGTTGTACAATAATATATTTTTAATTGTTCAGAAACTTCAAAACCAAAAAATTCAACCGCCATATATTTGGTATCATTATATAATTGATATGTGAATATTCTTGATTTATTTAATCCACCATCATTTTTGTTTTCATAAATTAAATTAAACGGATAAACATTATCTGGATCAACACCATATGTACTATCACATGTTATTGGTGTAATAACCACTGACGGTAAGCAAGTTAATAAATCCGAACTTAATCTATTTCCGGATTCATAAGTTGGTGTATAGGTGTATCCACCAATTAATATCTTTCTTATCACCGGATATAACGTTCCTGACTCGACAATTTCATCAACAAATGGATGTTCTCTTTGAATTGCAACATCATACTCATAACGTGAACCCGTCGTAAAGACTACAGTTCCTGAAGTCGAATTCAATCTCCATTCAACCATATAATCTGTTGGTGTTGTTGTTCCTGTTAAAACACCAGCACTTAAAAAAGAACCACCACTAACACCATTTAACCCTAAACTATATGTACCACAAGCAGTGTACATCGGTATTGTCGCACTCGGTGTTCTACTAATTGTTATACTTGGTGTCCTTGTTGGTGTTCTACTAATTGAAATACTAGGCGTGACAGATGGTACTTGCGATAATGAAACACTAATAGTAGGTGTTGGTGTTCTACTAACTGAAATACTAGGTGTTCTGGTTGGTGTTCTACTAACTGAAATACTAGGACTAACACTTATTGATGGTGTTATAGATACACCAGGAGTATTCGATACTGATATAGTTGGCGTTCTACTAACCGAAATACTAGGTGTTATAGTTGGCGTTCTACTAACCGAAATACTTGGCGTGACGGATGGAACACCACTAAACGTAACACTAGGTGTTATTGTTGGCGTTCTACTAACCGAAATACTTGGCGTGACGGATGGAACACCACTAAACGTAACACTAGGTGTTACCGTTGGTGTTGCTGAAAGAACTAGTGATGCACTTGGTGTGCTCGTTACTGATAAAGTAGATGAAACTATTACGGGTGTTGTAGTTGGTGTTCTAGTCACCATCGGTGTATTTGACGGACTTATTACTGGAGTTGCTGAAGGTGTTGGTGGAATGCCATTATAACACCACCCAGTAAACGTTGATGGTCTATTTGTTAAACTATTTAATGGATGGTCCTCATCAACACCACGAGCAGAATCTATACAGTACTGACGTAATTGAAAATCAAAAATGGTGATATCTTCTTTAACATACGATACAATTATTTTATCATCACCAGTTAACATACCATCAAATAACACAACATTACTCGTATCTTCGTGTGTATTTAATTGATAATAAATGTCATGAACATCACAATTAGTAAATTCAACTGATGTTACTTTAATTGGAAAGCCTGTTTCAGTAATCAAATATTCTGCGCTTGTTGAACCACTTACTTCTACGTACAAATCTTCGGGATATTTAAAAAGAAACGATGGACGAACACATTCGATTACACTATAAACCAAAACTTTACTTGTTGGTAAAACCTTAAATTTATTATTAATTAAATACGTTTTAATTGAGCTAAAACATACAATATTTTCAATACTAACAAAACGATAGTCAAAAGCAAATTGATAACCATTAACAGGGGCTAGTTGAAACTGTGACGCGGTAAGTTCTGACGCGGATTTTAATGTCATTGATAATAATGTATCACCGCTCACAATATTTTCAACTAACTCTTCGATAATATTACCATTACTTATCGCTACTTCAAGTTCTTGGTATGTAGTAGGTACACCACCACCATTCACCTTTAACACATATGTACCTTTTTTTAGTCCGTAATCATAACTTGGCCGATATTCAACTTTTGGCCATGCCGTAAATCCACTCAAAGTATCCGTCCAGTCTGTAACAACGTATTGTAATCCGTTAATTTTCAAGTGAACTTCGGTGTTTGCCGCATCTGATAAAATTAATTCATGTGAACTTGTCTCACTAAAACCACTAATCGAATAACTACATTCAGATTGCATCGGAAGAACATTAATGGGTTCATCACAATTAAATTGTATATATGCCGGCATACTATTGCCACTTTCATCACCCACAATTGTTGGTATATAGCCATATATGTTTGTTAATATGTTAATATCAGTATATAACTCACAATTACTATCACCACTAAAAATTAATGTGTTAATAGGTTCAACTCTTGCCTCCATATTGGTTTCATCATGATATAAGCCATATGATGGTGTAAAGTAATAATCAAACGATTCGATTATACGAGTGTTATCTTTTGGTGTGACAGTAAATGCGACGTATTCTACATTATCCGGTGTATTGCAATACACTGCAGTTACCGTATATTCACTATTTTCATCGGTACTTATTTCTTCGACTAACGTATTAACTATATCTTTCCACTCATCTCGCATATTTTCAATTGCGTTAATCTCACTAAATAAAGTACTTCCCACATAATCACATATAAGAGGTATTGATTCTGTTGTTGGTGTTAACCTTGTACACGGACTTGTTGGTGTAAATCCGGTGAATGTTCTTAAATTACCTGTTTGTCTACTATAAACAGTTCCATTAATCTCTAATGTAATTGTATATGAAACACCATAAAACGATGTTAAACCCCTAAAATAACTTTCATAACTAGTATTATCTACAGTTCCACCGCCTATAAATGTTCTTAGATCTTCAACGATTACTGTTTCAAAATCAGGATATAAAACTTCAATATATGCTGTCGACCCCACTGGTCTTTTATGTTTGTATTTTGATCTATTGAATATACTATTTTCAATTAAATTTCCACCCAGCCATAATGTTGTTGCAGGAATAAATTGTTCGATAATATCAACCCAATATGGACTTAATCTGTTAATAAATTCATTTACCGAAATATAGTTATATGGTGTAAATAATATTTGGTTCTGATAAGCCCAATATACTCTCAATAGACTATCATATGTATTCTGATATTTAACAACATGGGAATTACTTATAATGTCATTTGTTACATTACTCAAAAATTCAGCAAATGTTACCCCTGTTTGTGGTGTTAACACACCAAAATTCAACATTAAATCTCTGGATTTTCGATATATGTCATAATCAATTGCTCTATCGGCAGACAAAAACACATTAACATTTTTTCTATTTAATGTTAACCTTGATATTGCCTCATCATCTACTAACTCAATTTTTTTATTATCAACATTGGAAACTAACGAATACCCATAATTTAATCCTGGAAGTTGTCTATAAACATCGAAATAATCTTCCCCATATGTAAATGGGGTGGGTTTGGTTTTAATTACTTTGGTTCGTCCAGTTAAATTGGAATTATCATAATCAATCACCTCTGATGATCTGTGATGTAGTGTTCGTTTATACCACCCCGCACCTTTTTGAAAAAACATCGAGCCATCAGGATATTCAATACCTCTTGGAAATCCAGTGTCTTCATCAACCGGATATTTGTCTCTCGTTAATCTCGTCTCACCCGAAAACCGCGTTAATGTATAACCAGAAAGATTTTCATCCCATGTCATCACACTAGACGACACCTGACTCTGAATTACATTTCTAATATCGTCTTCGATTGTTTGCGATGGAAGTGATCCATCAACTTTATAAACATATTCATCCAATCTAATCATTGGCTCCGGTGCACCAATAAATTTTAAGAAAAATTCAATTGCTGTTCTAGTTCCTTTTGATTTATAAAGAAACGCCAGATTAACTAATATTCTTCTATAAAATTCATATTCGGCCTCAATCAAATTAGTTCCTAATGAAACACCATCATATTGAGTGTCGTGTCGCGTATAAAGTGACTCTTCAAGTGTTTTTTCAGTGAATAAATTTATTGTTGATAATCCTAATGTTTCAGCTAGGTTTTTTAATAAAATATCAGGAACATTATTGATACCATCGTAGCTTACATTTCTCATATACGCAATGTTATCAATAAATTTTTTCACATTATCAAATGCCCGACCATAAATTTGGAAAACGGCTTCGATTTTTTTATCATCCGTATCAAATTCATATAATTGAGGTGATGTTAAAAATCTAACAATTAAATTAGATTTATAATTATCGACTTCATCAGCCAAAGAACTTATCTTATCTATATAATAATCAAATAATAAACCAACAATTGATATGTTCCAACCGTCATTAGATATTGGCCAATTTACATTTATAGTAACAGTTTCAGTTGATGAACCATCACTACTATCCCTTGGTACATTAAACGCAGCAGTAAATTTTGGATTTGTTTCTCTATTAATTAAAACCCGCTCAAGATCATCTAATTGTTCATAAAAATTTTCAACAATTCCATCTGTTGGCCTAATAAGATAGTTTTTGGTAAATGCAGAATATCCATTAAAACAATTACCATCAACCCTTAATGTTATTCTATTATTTGAATCGGGTTCAGAATACGATATAATATTAAAAGTTTCACCAGTTAAATCAATAACATACTTTGTAAAGGAAGAATAAAAATTACGTATATTGTTATCTGTTTCTGGTAAAATACCACTTTTTGGTGTTTTTAATATAATTTCTAAAGGATTATATATTAATTTATATGGAACATCAAATTCGGTTGTGTTTGTTTGACTTGAATATACTATATTCTCTGCAGTATAATTAACACCACCAATAAATGTTGAATTAACCTGTATTGCTGCCGGATACTTAGAAATAATATTATTAATAGCGACCCTAATTCTCTGTTTTAATGAACCATAAAGTGAACGATCTGCATTCTTTTTGTCATTATTAAATTTGATTTCTTTTTTTGTGTTATCAAAATCCTCAATAACATGCTTTTCGTCAACAATATCATCAAGTGTTAAAAAATCAGAAAATGGTTGTGTTCGAAATTCTTTAGTATTACGTTCAGGTATGGTTTTTTCAATAGTAAAATTAGTACCTGTCATTAGGCTTGAACCTTCGGTAATTTGACGACCAACTAAATCGTCACTAAATGAATCCGCGCCGCTTGCGGCTTGACTAGGTACTTTGTAACGTGCCATTATTCTGTAATTGTATCAAAATTTAATGATTCATCAATATCATCTCTTTTTTCTCTAATTTCGTATAATGTTTCATTAAATTCGTCTTTAATTTCGTATAAATTAAATTGTTTATAAATATTATTATTCTTATCATAAATGGTATAAATACCACTTGACATAGCCTTGCTCTGATTACCATAAAGAGCATACGCCAACGTTGAAATATCATGTTCAACCATCTCAATTTCAATCGTTGTCGGATTAAAATATGTATTAGATATAATAATCGTTTGATTTGGTTGGCCAATATACGGTACTGTTGTCGGTCTTGTTGATGGGGCTGCACTTGGTGTTATTGTTAAAAACATCAGATTCGTTGCATTATCAGAATACCTATACCGAATAGCTTTTTGACTTGTATTTACCAAATTAGTTGTAATTGGTTCACAATAAAAATTCGATGTTATCATTCGATAAAAATTAGGAATTTTTTTATTATCTGTTGGATTAATATATTCTATACGATAACCAACAAGATTTTGTGGTGAAAATTTATTTCTATCTGACGTAACAACATTAGACAAATCAATTATAAGACCCCTAACCGATGGTAATGATGCTAACACACCACAATCGCTAATAATAGTTCTGATTTGTTTTGGTCTTAAATGTAATGTATAGTATCCCAAATCAGAAAAATCTTCGGACTCTAATTTTAAATTATACATACCACCTAGAATTTCCACATCTGCAACAGGTGGCCGATCGGATTCAGATGATAATGCCGTTTCTGCATTATGAAAAACAGGTGTTAAAATTGACGTTGCGTTCAATGTTCTTAATGTAACAGGTGAACTAGTTTTTCTATCGGGTGTAAAATGATATAAAATTTCTACATCTTCTGGCGATACGTCAGCCGCCCTTATTGTCCCATAAGATCCAATTGCCATTTCTATCTCTTTTATTTATATAAATATGAAATTATTGATTTTTCACTTTAAAAAAGCCACCCCCATATATTTCTAATTCACCAACGTTATCAATTTCACCAAGTCTAAGATTCCGCTCCATAACACCAAGTTTACCCCTTTCCACAAAAATATCAGAATATATCGCTGGCTGATCAAGAAAACCAATTAAATGTTCATTTCTAGTTATCATTCCATTGTATACCTCTTCATGATTATAATCCGATGTGTTTCCCGTTATATATGTGTACCCATCAGGATAATCCATATAATATAATCCATCAATGGTATATCCCGTATATTCAGAAGTAATTGTTATACCACTATAAGCAGATAAGCCATATAATTTAAATTCATCAATTCGACTTTTTCCTATTGCAATAAAAGATATTATTGTATCATTTGTGTTACCAGTTAACGTAGTGTAATCCTGTAAATAATCTTGAGTTTCAATGATTAATGGATTAGAATAGGGTATTTCGAATTGTAATGTACCTAGATCTGTAGGCATTATTGCTCCGTTAAATGGTACCTCAATTGTTCGTTTTAATTTCTCTATTTTCCATGGTGAGTCAATGGTAATTTCAATAACATAATTACCAGGAACATCATATGTGTGTGTAACATTTGGTAATACTGTATCATAAATTGTTGGTGATAATAAATTACTATCAGGTTCACCATCTCCCCACGAAATCGTATATATGGAATCAACTAGTGTATTTAATTTATTTGTGTTAACCGTATTGTAAATGGTAATTGTTTGATTATTTATGGTATATGTAAAATTAGAAAATTGTTCAACCTGTTCAATTTCTCCATCAAAACCAACCATAATACCCATTTCATCAATTGTATCTACTAAAAATATTGGTATTTGATAACTATCATATGCTTGTGATTTATTAATTGTTATCCATGTATTTCCAGACCACATATACCAACCAATCTGTACAGTACCCTTTATATTATAAATGACATCACCATTTTGAGGTGCCAAATTTGTACCACCAGACCACGGAATTAAATTGTGATTTGAATCATACCAATTTTGACTATCCAGTGACACCAATTCAACTTCGGGTATTGTCTTTCTTAATATTTGATATACTTCTTTTTTCATTTTTATATTAAAGATTTTGTGTAATATCCGTAGGCATAAAATGATACTGGTTGATTGTCTAAACCTATTCTTTCTTCACTAGTATTTCCAGAATAAATAATATACGAATAATCATTTTTATCTACCACCATTCTATGATAAATGTCTGTAGATTCGTTTACAATATCATAATATGATTTAGGTGAATTCAAAAAACTTAATATCGTACCATCTATAGCATTATAATATTTTGCTGTTACGTAAAAAGTATCACCTTTATAAATTGAACCCTTCAAAACTGTATCATCTTGAAACCAGAATAAAAACATATTTTCTTTATTTCTATAATTGTTTCCTGTAAAAATTGGTAAATAAATCTCCCGGCCTATTGGTGTATAAAACACTTTTTCACCTAATGGAATTGGTAGATGTTTTGTGAAAACTAATTTCCTATTATTGCTATCAATAATCTCACCACTCGGTGCTTTATAAAATTCAAGGCTAAAAAAACTAGTGTTTTCCGACTTTGTTATTACTGAGTTTTGTTCAGGAGATAACCCGACATACTCATAATTTAAACCACCAAAATATGTTGGTGGATTATCACTATTAAAAAAATAAAAATGATACCAAATATCATTTTGAGATATTCCATTTATACCAATATATTCATTATGAATATAACGAACAGTTTCAAAATTATCTATTGGGTTTATAATAGATCTTAATGTTTCACGTTCAAATTCTTGAAAATTCTCTTCCCATCCAAGGTCTATCCCAAACCTCGTTTCCTCACTAATAAGGATATTTCTATTCGATTTACTTTTTAATATATCCATTTAATTAATTTAATTATCCACTCCAACCACCCAATCTAGCCCATAACCACCATGCTGCATATGCTTTCATATTCGCATTAAGTGGATATGAATGTGATGAATTACAATTATACCAATCAACATTCACCTGATGTGTGTTTTGCCAGTCTAACGCCCAGTTTCTATCTCCATTTGTTGGTAATCCAGGATCACCACCATCAGTACTAACAATACCATCTCCATTATAATCATAATTACAACAATCTGTTACTCGCTTATCTGCATAATAATTACCATCAGGATCATAACTTTCAATATCTGCAAAATCAAATAATATTTTATTATTATTAATACAATAATTTCTTATAATTGTATTATTAGTAAATAATGTACCTGATAATGGTTGTCCATCAACATGACCTGTCATATATACAAACTTAATTGATGGATAATCAATCTCCAATTGATTCATTAATGTCAAATAAGTGTTAATATTAGCTTGTGTTGCATAACTTACTTGCCCACACCAAGACCATATAACAACGTTAACACCAGGATTAGTCTCTAAATATGTACGAGTGTTTTCCGCCCACAAATGATATTGTTCATTATTTGGACATCTTGTATTACCAAGGTCCATTCCCCAACAACTAAACATTTGGGCAATTGCGTGATCTCTTAAATCTAACGCACCACCAGACCCACCATTATTAAATGAATATGTCGAACCTCTCCAATTAACCAGTCCGGTCATACCCTGAACCAATTGTTCACCGTGCGATGTGTGTTCATATGCTATGTGAAGATTTGACTTCGCATTGGTTATCGCGCTACTTGGAATTGCTAATAAATTAGAAAGTTTTGCTATATTATGATCTGCAATAATCGAATTTGATGTTGGTGTTGATAATGAAACTGATGGTGTCCTACTTATTGAAACACTTGGTGTTCTAGTTGGTGTCCTACTAAACGATAAACTAGGTGTTCTTGTCGGTGTTCTAGTAATAGACACACTAGTTGTTCTAGTTGGAGTTGGTGTGCTACTAATTGTTGGTGATGTCTCCAGTGTTACGGTTCCTGGCCCGAGAAGAACTAATCCCGACCATGGAGATAGTGTGATAATACCCGAATATGTTGTATTTGCAACATCTTTCATCGGTGCTGACAATGAATAATATTTATTTTCATCCGTTTCATTATAAATAAAATGAATATCATCCAAATTTGACACCGATCCTGCAAGTGAATTGTTTGAATTAGCATCCTGATTTGAATACGAACGCCATTCAGATAATGTACGATTAACCCAATTACTGTTTTGTCCTGTTCTAATTATAACATCATTCGACCCTTGATTTATAGGTCTCGCATAATAGTTATAATTTGATATACCATAATTTGAAATATTATCTGCAATTGTTAAATAAACTTTTAATGTATAATGATTTATTTCTTTTCCAATAAACTGATTATATCTTATTGTGTTATTATATAATGTCGCATATTCTGACCAAAAACCACTTGAGAATAACTGTGCTTCTTTATTATCAAAACACAAATTATATTGTAAAATATTATCATGACTGGAACTAAGTTTAATACCATTACCTGCGTTATGTGCACATATATTATATTGTACTGTATGACCAGTACAATAACTATCAAGATATATACCCTCAGCTAGATAGGTACTTGAACTTGTTGTTCCATTATAATTCCCGTAACCATTAAGACATATATTGTTTTCTATTGTATAATCAGATGGCATTGAGCGATTACTAGGCCCGTGATAAATTCCACCACCATCTGTAAGTGTTAAACAATAGTTATTAATAAAATTATGTTTAACAATGCCACTTGTTCCACTACCAGCAGTTATACCATTTAATCCGATATTATTTATAATATTATGATCAATTAATGAATTTGTTCCACCGTTATATATTCCATTTGCAGACAATCTCTTTGATTGACCAAGCAGTAATCCAATATTTGTTATTGTGTTTCCAGTAACAATCGTATTACTACCAGATACAATATGTATGGCATTATCATTACATTGTTCAATAATATTATCTACAATAAAACCATTACTACCGTATATATCAATACCACGAGATCCGCCAAATTTTAAAATACAGTTTCGTATTATTGTATTGGCCGCGTTATACCAATTACCACCATCAAATGAAATAATATCACCAATTGATCCTTGTAATGAAAGATTCTCAAGTGTTATATAATCATAACCACCATGATTTTGAATTATATTTGTTTTTGTTGCAATTTGAATTGTTTTACCTGCGGGATTACCATATATATAAAACTTACCGGCAGCATGATCATGATACCATTCATTTTCAACATCAAGTGTTCTTATATCATTCTGTATAAAATATCCGAAATTGTTATATAAATAATCAATTGTATTACCACTATATGATATTGTATTACCAGTATGACCAGTTATAGTAAACCTACCCAATATCCAGTAAGTCATTCTAATCACGACCTCAGCACCAACCCAATTGTATGGCGTTTCTTCTGATAACGTATTATCTGTTATTGAACTAGCACCATTAAACGACTCATAAGTTCTATATGTTGTTCCGTTTGGCCATCTACCCATTGGTACTTGAACACCATTAACAAGAACCATATTAGTTTGCTCATCAGCAATTATATCATGTGAATAAACATTATTACCAACATGTGTCCATCCATCAGTTATTGTAGTAAAACCATGTATAATGGGATCATTACCATCACCGTAAGTACCAAACACAAACGGACTATTAGATCCACTTGTACCACTTTTAGTTATTACAAGTGTACCATAAAACGAATCACCCTTTTTTAATAATATTTCTGTACCAGGATTTAAATTCGAAAACTCAGCATTAACTTTATCTAACGTTCTCCATGGTGTGGATTCTGTTAATCCATTATTTGTGTCACTTCCACTACTTGAGACGTATCGAGCAGTTAAAACTGAACTACTAGGTGTTATACTAGGCGTTCTGGACGGTGTTCTACTAATTGATAAACTAGGCGTTCTAGTTGGTGTTCTACTGAATGAAATACTAGGCGTTATACTAGGAGTTCTACTAATAGATATTGTCGGTGTGACTGATGGTAAAATTTGTCCATCAAAAGGTAAGCCATTACCATTATTATACAACGCAGAAACCTCTTCGGGTGTTACTGCTCGTCCCCACACACACAATTCATCAATAACACCATTAAACGACAATGGAACACCATTATAAGCACCACCAATGTTATAACCGGCAGTAGTACCGGTAACATTCCAAATATTTCCACCCTGTGTTGTTGTACCACTATATGGTACGTTATTAACATATATTACTGGACGTTTACCAACACCAGAAATAACAAATACAAGATGATACCATGTGTTGGCCTGGATTAAATTATCTGTTGTGTATGCGTAATTATTATCACTTGGTCCTGTAAACCTCATACTGAACCTATCATAACTATCAGCCCTAACCACAATATTTTCCCAAGGTGCAGTAGCGAGTGAGCTTCTAAGTATTGTACAGGTTCTACCAGAAACACTAGGTAGTTCATTTAACTTAACCCAAGCCTGAATACTATATTCATCACCATTCGGATTCAAATATGTTTGAGCATTCGTTTCACTAATGCGAGCACCACAAGTAGTACCACTAAAATTAATTGCGGTATTAATCTTACCTTCAACATTATATATTAGTGGATAATCTGAATATGGAATTGCCGGACATCTACCCAAAACATCTTCTAAATTACCACTATTTTCATCCATTCTCCAATATCCCAACACACCTGAAGATGGATATGGTGGGGTATTACTTGGTGTTATCGAAATCGATGGCGTTACACTAATTGTTGGTGTTAGACTAAACGAAACTGATGGTGTTCTTGAAATCGATGGTGTTACGCTAATTGTAGGTGTTCTACTTAAAGAAATACTAACACTTGGTGTTGGTGTTTCAGGCGGCGGTGCATCAGTTACAGTTCCAAAACCAATAAGAACTAAACCAGTCCATGGAAGTAAACTAATGGTTCCCGAATATATCGTACCATCAACATCTTCCATTGATGCTGATAATTGATAATATTTAACAGTCTCAGTTTCATTATAAATAAAATGTAAATAATCATACGGATCAATTATAGTAATATTCGCCTCATATAACCCAATATTATCCAAGTATGTTGTCACAGGATCATCACAAGCAACAATTCTCAAGGTTGCCCCGGTAGTAACTTCATCGGGATTACTAAGTAAAACATCCTTTTGTGTATTAGTATTATAAACCGTAAAAAATCTTTGTTTTTCAAAACCAGTGCCAGTATTTCTTAATCTAAATGATAATGTTTTGTTATTAATTGTACTTCTACCAAGAAAACGTAATAAATAATGTTTTGAATTATTCACGACACCCCCAATAATATGTGCTACAGCAGCATTAATATTATTCCACCACCAATAATAAAAATTATTTTGTGTACTTGTTAAACTTAAAGCACCCCCATCGCCAATTCCTGGTGAATACCAGTCAAGAGTTAAATCTGATGAAGAAGCCGTCCAACCCGTTATACCAGAAGTAAATGTTCCATTTGTAATCAAATTAGGACCTATAGAATTTAATGTATATTGATTTTCACTAACAACCACACTTGAATTTAGATCTTGTCCAAAATCACTTTTCCATCTTTCTAGATTATATGGTGCGTTTGTTTGATATAAATTATGTGCTATATATACAAAACACTCTTCATTAGTATAATAGTAGTTATTATTCCAAACGCCCAAACGTTCTATTTCATCGTAGATGTCAGCACCATTTAACTCAGTTGTAGAATTTTCATAAAATATACCCTTTGCTAAATTTCTATTAAGATCTGTAGAAATAAACTTATTATGTTGAATATTTAATCCTGTAATAAATGTGCCAGTTCCATCCCAAAATCCTGCATTACCAAATTTCCATAAACCCATTAATTCTCTACATTGGAAGAACGTATTTCCTGTTAAAGTAACATTTACGGGAAGATTTCCATGATAACCTTGTCTGGTTACATTTCCAACAATATTTCTTATAAATGTAACATTTGCAGTTCCACCATCAGTATATAATCCATTCGCTGATGATGAATTAGGATTATTTGTACCTGCACCAGCACCAACAGCATTTAATACTATATTCTCTTCAACTAACTTCCCACCTGATCTGTCATTAAATATGTAAATTCCCGCCCCATCATCTTTATTATAACAATATGTGTGTATATAATTTCTCCTAACAATACTACCCGCACCACCAAAATTAATTGGTAAATAACCCGTATTATATATTTTATTATTCTCAATGAGATTATTACCATTAGATGATGATCCACATTTAATTCCAACAAAACAAGCTGTATCTCCAGTGGTAGTATATCCAAGATAATGTCCTGTATAATAAATTCTATTATTGATTATTGTTGTAGTATTTGGGAATAATATATGAACAGCATTATGACTAGAAAATAAAATGTCATTATTATCAATCATACTACCACTACCACCATGTTGATAGATAGCATTACCACCAGAATATTCTATTCGACATTTTTTAATATCTATATTTGATACATTATTCCATATATGAATATTATCTCCAGCTGTACCTCTAAAATGAATACCATCAATTATAATAAACCTTCTTAAATAACCATTATTATAAACAGTATGATCTAATGTTGTTGCCCGTATAATATGTTCCCCAGGTGTTCCTGAACCAAAATGCATATATATCCTTTGATTCACAGAATCATAATACCAATCACCCAATTCATTTAATGTGTCAATATGATTTTGTATAAAATATCCCCATCCAGTATATGGTAAATTAGCATACGGTGTGTTAAACGTTAATGATGTTCCAGAATGATCGGTAATAATAGATCTAATTAATGTCCATCTATCATATCTTATAACAATTTCAGCTCCCGTCCAATTAGGTGTTGATGATAAAGAAGAATCAGTAATCGTCACTGGACCGCCAATCGGTGGTGCAGGACTTGTTACTACTGTTGAAATTGTATTATACCCCATATTTGGATATTTTCCCTTTTCTATTATCATACCATCTATAGTTACTAGTGGTCCTACATTTGGATTAATATTAAATGATGCTGACGCATAAAATATTGACGATGTACCAACCCTCGTCCATGAATTAAGCGTTGTAAACCCTTCTATAATTGGTTTAAAACCAGTACCATATGAGCCTATCGTTATTGGATTACCCAATGTGCCTGATCTACCAATAGTTAATGTACCATAAAATACATCACCTCGTTTAAATAAAATACCAGTTCCTGGCGATAAAGAAGAAAACTCGTTATTAACCTTAGTTATTGTTCTCCAAGGTGTTGATTCGGTTAATCCATCATTTGAATCATCTCCACTACTTGAAACATATCGTGCAGTCAAAATAGTACTACTTGGAGTAACACTTATTGTTATGCTTGGTGTTGTAGTTGGTGTTATAGTTGGCGTTATAGTTGGCGTTCTACTAATTGTTATACTCGGAGTATTGGACAATGATATAGTAGGTGTTCTTGACACAGATAAACTTGGTGTCCTAGTCGGTGTTTTACTAATAGAAATACTTGGTGTGATTGTTGGTGTTTGTGAAACAACAACCACATATTCATAAGCCCCAATCTCTGGTGGACTACTAACCGGTTGTCCAGTAAAATCTTCAATTAATCCTACATCTACACCAGTATTTATGCAAGGACTATTACTTGTAAGTGTAAAATCAGTTCCAACCAAAGTAAATAACGGATCTACACCTTCTTGATTATTTAATATTTCTCTGGTGATTATTGTACTATTTCCCCATGATGTGGAATTATCAATGGTTCTTGTTGCACCATATGTTAAATTATTATGTATATATACACTATTTACTATTTGATTTCTAAACTGAATTGGGCTATATGCATTATATATTATGTTATTTTTAATGTTTGTATTTACCCATGTATTTGGTGTGGAATATTCATATGCAATACCCAAACCCCCGCTGTTATTTACTTTATGTATGACGTTGTTTAATATGTTGAAATTCTGAATTGTCACACCAGTAGATAAATTATAACCATAAAATCCCGCGCCAGCACCACCTGATGTATAACCCAAATTACAAAATACATTATAATAAACCCAAACACCATTAAAACCTTGAATTAAAGATGCTGCAGTAGTGCCCAAACTAAATCCAGTAGAGAATTTTTCAACCCAGTTACTGTAAAAATAACATCCATCTCTTGCGCCACATTCAAGTATTATTCCGGTTTCTGGTTGATTTGTCGGCCAATTATCTTGAATAATAGTATTATGATGAACTTTCATTGCAAATCCATATGAATAGTCGTCCCAATAACCATAACCACCCATATCAATTGCACCATTCAAATCATTATCATATATTTCAATACCACCAACACCTGTCCATAATTCTAAATTGAAACCAAATGATTGTTCACCAACATTATCTCTAATATTTGTTCTTATTTTGTTATTATAAATCTTTAATCCTTTATGATAACCACCAAAACTCAACCCCTTAATACCATAAGCATATCTACCACCAGTTTGATTATCGATATTATTATTATATATCAACATTCCATCTTGACCAGATATATCTATAGCACCATATGCCTCCCAATACGAATCATTCGTATTCCATCTATCACCACCACAATTAACAAGATAATTATTATATATATTATTGTTCGTCGCCCAGTATGTTGGTTCTACATGAACACTTCTACTTGTTGTATCCGAAAAAATTAATCCATAATAAATTGCATTATCAATACCACAATCGTGTACTGTTACATTACTTCGACCGGCAAATCTTACTCCACGATCAACCAATAAATTACAATCAAACGTTACATTAGAAATTGATTGATTACCATTTGTTCCAGCAGAACTTGCGGCATACACAAAATACGATAAAGATGTTGTTGCACTTAATATACAAGATGTTCTACCAGCGCCATCAATAGAAACACCCGCAGATAAATTACTTTGTGATGTTTCATAATAAGTTCCTGCATTTACATATATAAGACTTCCGGGTGTTGTTACTCTACTAGTAGCATATGATAATGTTGCCCATTCTTCACCCACACCACCACTACGACTAGCATCATCCACACCAGACGGATCAATATAATAAATTTGAAGATAAATTTGTGTGGGTGTTACACTCGGTGTTTGACTCGGAATTGCAGATAATGATATTGTTGGTGTTCGTGTTATTGTTGGTGTTCTAGTAACCGACGGAGTTCTTGTTAATGACAATGATGGTGACGGTGTCGACGACGTACCTTGAGATGATGACATCGATATTGATGGTGTTATAGATATGCTAACAGATAATGTTGGCGTAGGTGTAATAGATGGCATTACACTTAACGACACTGATGGGGAAACCGATATAGATGGTTCGGGTATTTCGGCGTCTCCACGTTTAATAATTACCGAATCGTCAACACATTCATCAACATCCTTTCTCCTATAAAAATTAATAACCCCATCTTTTTTATTTTTATAAATTTTTTCGTTTCTTATATAAAAATTAATATCTTTATGTACAAAATGAATATTATTTAAATATGGATGATCTACACCATAACCATCTGGATCAATATATCCGTCTTCATATACATCTCGCCACCTCCAAAGTTTTTCATTAGGAAAATACTTTGCGTTTTCTGGAAGATTATATATTGGTGTACTATCATCGGCTATTTCAATATAAGGTGATAATTCCTTTAACTTAAATCTATGATGTGGTTGATATAGAAGTCCAATTTGATTCGTTTCACTTGCACCAGAAAATACCTCATCAAGATCTTGGCCATGATTAAAAATATTTTTATTACTAACAATTTTATGGTAAGATTCTGATATTATTCTTTCTTTTAATTCCTTCGGATTATATTCAACAAACGCCCCATATAATTCTGAACCTTTAGATAATGAATTTCCGGAAAAAAATGGATATACAAAACCTTCTCTTGTAAATGACGTTGACGTTAACCCAGTTTCAATTGAATTTGAACCATCAAAATGTTCATCTATCCATGAATCATGCATATGAAACGAATAACCAACTTTTGGTGGATATTCGAAATATCCGTTTCCATTTCTAAAAATAATTGTAGTATAAAGTTCTATCGGTGTGTGGCCTAAATTATTTGTTATTCCAGTTAAAATAAACGGTTCCAATGAATCAAATAACACGGCTTCCATCCTATTTCGAACAACAAGAACATCATTATCCCCCACACTATTTTCATATAAAACTTTTTTCTCGTCTTCCCAAATTGGTGATTCAAATCCTACTTTATCAATAATACAATCACCCAATGATGTTAATATTGTATGTTTATGTACATAATATTTTGACGTGGAATTTTCAGTATCTTTAATGTCTATACAACGTTTTCCAATAACTAACGGATTAAAAGTAACACCACTTAACTGTGATTTTAATATATTAATAACATAATGTTCAGAATCAAATATGTTGTCACCAACTGAATTCACATAATAATACCTTCCATCAATCAAGATGTATTCACCCTGACTAATTCCATGTCGTACCGGACTTGTTAAAACATAATGTATTTCAGTCTCTTCAACCCTAAATGGTATACCATCACCACTAGTAAATGTTATAACATTTTCACCCTCAATTTTTGTTCGGCCAG